CGGGTTGGTTAAGCCCCCAACCGGGGTCAGGGGTAAGAGTCATTGGTAAAGTGACTCGGTCCCGCGAAGTTATATAATCTGACGTAGCACTGGCAATTACATCCAGCGCATCCTCAGCAGTATATACAAGCGGCATAACCTCGTACCGGAACTTCAACCACAGACTAGACATCTGTGTTGTGAATTCACGATACATTTGACGGTCCTTTCTTTTACGATATCGTTCGAGGCTGGCCAGTTGTTTCTGTTTCTTGTATCTTAGCTTTTGTTTAAGCCAAGGTTTACGAGCACGAGAAATTTTCTGGTCAAACGATTTGATAATCTCGATTCTTCGAGCATTAACATCTTTGCCTAATTCGTTAATTTGACGTTGACGAGATTTATTTAAATAAAATCGTCCGCGCTTAAGTTCAACTATTAGGTTAGCAAGATAACCCAGACTGTCTAGCATGCTAGAAACGGTCTTAGGGATCTCGGCCATCGTAGTAAGAAAGTCTAATCTCTTTCGATTGTTGTTGCCCCACACCTCAGTGACTAACTCAGGTGGTGGTTCATACTCTTTCAATTGCGGATACAATTCACTAGCGTTCCAGAATTTTGGGATGACCCAATCACTCGTATACGTTCGTGTACGTACTTTAACAAAAGAGGTAGTCCAAGGCTCAATATAATAACGAGGCTTGTAATACCAGCGCGTACCAGAGACAACAAAACCGGCAGAGCCTGCCAGACCCACCATAAGGTATAACGACCCACGAGCAGTAGACGAAATGTCTTTAATGCCCGCGACGCGTTTGACCCTTACGAAACCTTTTGACCTGTACGGAGCGACAACGATCTCACCAGCCTTTTTACGGGCAGCGAAATTGGAGTTCGTACTTCGTATCGGTTCTATCTTAAGTTCAGAGATTTGATCTTCTGGCTTAGGTGGTAGAACTGTCAAAGGTACCGCATATCCAGTATAATGTACACCAGAGCCTGACGGGTTCGGTTCCTGTGAAGGGCCGACAACGTTACGACGGGTGTCCATTACGACTTTAAGGCGCGCCAAAATAGCGTCCTTAAGGAATTGCGGAAAAGTATTAGCCGAAGCTGGAGACCAGGTTCCATCAGAAGCATAATCCTCAGTACTACTGTACCGAGGCTGAAGCAATGATGTATCTATCTCATAGACTCCGGAATTCTTTTCGAGTGTGAATGGCATAGCATGATCCTCATGGTTTGACCCATGATGTTTCACGGATCAAGGAAAAGAGTAATGATAATACATAAACAATGACGCCAGAAATGTTCCTGGACAAACAATGCATAGTATGATCACGATATGGTAAGAGCGTTTATTCATACGCCTCCTGATAAATCAGTCCATTGTGAGATGAGCTGCACCGACCTAAGTCAGTACATAATGCCGAACATGCTGAAAAACAGCATGAGCAGTTGCTCATCATTATCTGCTTTTAGCAGGTAAAACGCAACGCC